GCAAAAACTATTTCAGAATTCATGAAAGAATACAAACTTATGCCAGAGGAAGAGCGTCCTAAGGTGTTGTTTGTTATTGACAGTCTTGGAATGTTATTGACTCCTACTGACGTCAATCAGTTCGAAGCAGGCGAAATGAAAGGTGATATGGGTCGTAAACCTAAAGCACTTACAAGTCTTGTTCGTAACTGTGTTAACATGTTTGGATCGTGGAACGTGGGTATGGTTTGTACAAATCACACATATGCTTCACAAGATATGTTTGACCCTGATGATAAAATCAGTGGCGGTCAAGGCTTTGTATATGCTTCTAGCATTGTTGTTGCTATGAAAAAACTCAAACTCAAAGAAGATGAGGATGGCAACAAGATTTCAGAAGTACGTGGTATTCGGTCGGCATGTAAGATTATGAAAACTCGTTATGCCAAACCTTTTGAAAGTGTACAAGTTAAAATCCCATACGAAACAGGCATGAGCCCCTATTCAGGTCTACTTGATATGATTGAAAAAGCTGAACTTGTTAAGAAAGAAGGTAACAGTCTTGTTTACACTACCCTTGATGGAGAAATCATTAAGAAGTTTCGTAAAGCATGGGAAGCAAATACAGATGGTTGTTTGGATAAAGTAATGACCGAATATAGCCAAAAAACAAATCGTAAGATAAGTAATGTATTACCTGAGGAGGAAAATGCAGAATGAGTCTAAATATTATTTCATCCGTTTGGGATGCATTGAGTACACATATTGATTTAAATGAACGTAAATATGCCGCAGAAACATTAATTGATTTTTTAATTGACAATGATTTTCAACCAAATGAAATTTTAGAACATTTTCAAGGTGATTCTGAAATCACCCGAGCAATTAAAGGATGGGTTGATCAATACGGTGATGACGATTTTGATGTTGATGACATAGAAGACGCAGACACAGACGATTGGGATTAAATGGCAAATTGGTACACAAGAATCGCACAAGATTTATCTGTTATACCTGATTTTATTACGCACTATGAATTTGAACTTGCTACGGCAAAAAATGAAGTAAAGATATACGGCAATGTTGAAAAAAATATTGCCGCACTTCCCGGCATTACTGAGCATAGATTTAACCAGCTTCAAGAAATTGAGGCTGTGTTAAACTATCTTAATATTCAATTACGGAAAATTCGCCGAAAACATTTCCAAAAATATCTAGAAGCGTATAATAGAGCATTGACTAGCCGCGATGCCGAGAAATACGTTGATGGCGAAGATGAAGTTATTGATTTTGAAACTATCATTAACGAAGTTGCCCTACTAAGAAATCGTTGGTTAGGAATCATGAAGGCGTTAGACTCTAAAAACTTTATGTTAGGTCATGTAGTTAGGCTAAGAGCAGCCGGCATGGAAGATATTCAAATAGGATAATTATGAAGCATTATAATCAAAACACCATGTGGAATCAAGCAATTCCATCACTCACTACCTGTCAAATTAGTTCTTTGCAAGGTACAATACAGGGTCTTGCTATCAACAATAACAGTACATTACATTATCCCAATACATCTCCTATTAATCTCAATGATATTTTAAGAGCAACAAATAATTACCAAGATGGTAAGTATGTTAAAACATATCAAATTATTGAGGCTGCTGAAGATTTATTGGTGTTGAGTGTAGCTCATAAAAGATTATTGAGTGAAAATATTTCATTACTTGCAAAATCATTTTCATTTAAAAATATTCTTGATTCAACTATTTTTGAAAATTTAAATGATAATGACCAAGAAATCGCTAGCACAATTAGAAAGTATTATAGTCAACAAATCTTAATGTGGGCACTTAAAGGAATTAAACTAACGGCATTTAGAGAAGATTTAAAAACTTATATCAATGGTGAAGGTAATAAATTTGTAGAGAATACTATTCCATTAGTAACTAAATTGCCATATTTTTATGATTACGATATTAAATTAGATGAAATAAAAAGGGAGTTTACTACAGATACCGAAGGGTTTAATCCTGCTGCTACTAATAAGCCTAGTAAGAATGGTTACATTTTAACCCCAATTAAATCACTATCTCGTAAAACTAAAAGAGTAAAGTGTATAGAATATTGGTTGAAAGATAATTATAATCAAGCCTATAAAATAGAAATTGAACATAATAATCCTTTACAACACTTATGGGATAAAACTTTTAATTCTAGCAAATTAGAAATATTGGGTTACACTAAAGTAAAACGTTTAGATGATTTGAATTATTTTCAAATATTTGGTTGGGAAGTGTTGTAATTTCACTACATTTTGGAAAGTTGACAATAAATGGGCATGGGCGTATAATGAAATTATACACTGAGAAAACGGAGAAACAAATGGAATTTGAAGCTACAGTCATCAATACTATTAAACCAATACTAGGCTCAACAGAATTGGTAGATTTCAGTTATGGCACACTGTTCGTAAACTGTGCCGAAGAAACTGCCCGTTGTATTTTCCACACACTTTGTGACAACTTCGGTGGAGTCAACAAGGTCCGCATCAGCAAGTGTGGCGAAGAATTTGCCTACGATTTTGTCGCTTGACAATAAATGGTTTTGGGCGTACAATATACATATAGATTGATTAAAGGAGTCTGAAATGTTTGTTGTTTTTAATACCGAGTTTCCAAATCAAGACAAGCGTTACTTTAAAACTGCCGCAGGAGCCAAACGCAGTGCTACTTGCGCTAACCGTAACGCAGGTAAATTTGTTTACAACTATGTCGAGGAATCTTGGTTTGAACTCAAGTATGGCCCGATTGGTACTAAGGTTGTCAAGAACCTAATGACTGGTCAAAACATTGAAATTCCCGAGGATACTCCTTGGTGTTGCAATCCTGCTAGTGAAGCATATTGGTCAATGTAAAAGTTGACAATAAATGGTTTTGGATCTATAATAATTGTATTGAATCAACAAAAGGACACAAAATGACACAGTTTATTGCTAAAGGTTACATTGAAAACGGTGACTCAGCCATTCTTTGGAGAATGGCCGACTATCACTATCAACTGGAAGTTGGGTTCGGAACACCTAGACAACGGTCCATTGATTTGACGGATACCGAGTATTATGATGCTTATTGTATGTTGCAGGCAATTTGTATGGATGAAGTGGAAGTTGTTGGTAAAAACAACATTACCAAAGGTTGACAATAAATCAGGTTCTCTGTATAATAGAATCTTAGACAGTTAAACAACGGAGTTCAAAATGCGTACACCAACTATCATCAACGGTCTGAAAAACTCTCAAAAATTCCGTGTGATTTTCAAGGGCGACGGCTCTGAAAATGACGTTGGGCTTTATATGACGGTCAAGCAAATGTCCGAAATGTTTGCTACGACCAATGCCCGATCACTGTGTTATGAAGCCCTTGAAATGTTGGTTTCTGAGCGCCAATCTACGAAATCCATTGTAGGGCTTGGTACTACAATCCGTGGTAAACAAATTCAAATTGATTTGATTTAAAAGGAAATAAAATGAGTAGATTGGCGTTTATTGGACGACCGTGGGTAGCGTTTGAAGCAACTGATCCGCAACACCGAGCTTGGTTCGCGGAATTCCGCAAATTAGGTACTTGGGGCAAGTGTCCTGTACGATTCATCATTCCAGATGACCACGGTGATCTTATCACTATGATTCAACGCCGCCTGATTGATTATTATGTCAGTAAAGAGTTTGAACCAATTAATGTAACTCCAACTCCGTCAACCTATAGCCTATTTGGTGCGCCCGAGACTGTAACTAATTAGGCTTATCAATGAAGCCTAGAATAGCATTGTTCCTTAATGATCCAGAATGCTCGGTTATCTGTTGTGCTGGCATGTATGAGGCACTATCTGAACATTATGATATCCGTATCTTTACCAAACATGACCTTACTACGAAAATTTTAAAAAAGGTCGATATTATTGCCTTTCCAGGTGGAATTGGTAATAGTGGTTCTTTTGAAGAATTATTGGAAGACAAGGTAGATGGCGTTAAAGAATATCTAGCTAAAGGTGGCAGGTACCTTGGTATCTGCATGGGAGCATATTGGGCAGGGCATCACTACTTTGATATACTAGATGGTGTTAAGGCAGTTCAGTATATTAAACGTCCTGGAACTGAAATCAAACGCAGTTATGCCACTGTGGCCGAAGTGATGTGGAATGGAAGTCTAGAAAATATGTATTTTTATGATGGATGTGCATTTGTATGCAACCCTCATAAAAACAAAACTATTGCTACATATACTAACGGTGATCCAATGGCTATTATACAAAACCGTATTGGATTGATTGGTTGCCATCCTGAATCATCATTATCATGGTATCGCCAACCCTATTTAAAACAGTATTGGCATGAATTTCGGCATCATGAATTGTTATTAAATTTTGTTAATGATTTAATGGAAAGGTAATGGATAGTAATCAATTTGACCGTTTAATTGCCATTTGGGGTTGGCTTATTATAATTATTGTGCTACACTATGAGTATTGTAGGTAAAATTATGAACGAACTAATACAACATATACATGACACTGGCATTAGCTTACCCCAAGATCTAACTGATTATCAACTACGCATCTTATGCGAAGTGGTCATTAGATATTGTGACGAACAGGTAAAAGAGAGTCTATGGGCCGAACCTGGAGATCTGCTAGATCACTTTGAACTAGATCGTCTTGACCGTGATGAAGAGGATGAACTATGATTTGGGGTGCTATACTATTCGGGTTTTTCTCCGTGTTCGGTTGGAATAGCGGGCAAAAGGTATGGGACAAGTATATCGAACCAAAGTTTGAAACACAAACTGAACAACAAAAAGACGCCAAAGAAAAATAATGAGTAAAATTGTACTAAGTTGTGGGCATGAAGTAAACGACTTTGTTCATGCTTATCATATTATGACCAAAGGTTCAGATCGTTATGGAGAACGGGCCATTGTATATCAAACTGTCTGCGGCCCGTGTGAAGATCGTTATAGAAAAAAAGGTCAAATTTTTGACTTTGAAGAAGTAGCTTATATGTGGGTCGGTAAGAATAATATTGTATAAAACTAATATTAGATTTTTAAGGAATACTTATGAATATTGAATTGGATCGTGAAACAATTAGTGATGAATTGTATAACAAACTTCTACAGCATTTTGTGAATAAGGCTGTGGCACAAGGTGTGTTTGTAACTAAGCACACCAAGTTTGAGGATTGGGTACTGACCTGTCGTGTGGAGAACACGGTACATTGACAGGAATTCTGAAGCCGTGTATACTTATTAACTTAACTGAAAAAAGGACCTAATATGTACGACGATAACCTTTCTCAAGATGATTTTGATAACCTAGACTTTTTGATTGATCTAGACTCTCAAGGACTACAGGCATGGTTAGATGCCTCAGATAATGATGATTTAGTCTATGCCCTAGAAATTCTTAGGCCTTTGATCACCAATTTGACTCTCAAGGAATTGGCTATCATGGATTTGGTCACTAATACCGATTTGGCAGATGAGGTAGTGGATCGTATTCGTAAGCTTGGGTAAATTCCTGTATTTGACAATAAATGGTCACGGGTGTATAATAGACTTATACGCTGAGAAAACGGAGTTACAGATGAGCGCAATGAGCAATCTTTATACAGAAATTCAAGAACTCCTCGAAGAAGGATTGTTTCCAACGGTGATCGCAAGTCGGCTTGGTGTACCCTTGAATTGGGTAGATCAGGTCCGTATGGATTTGGATCCCCCTGACTTGGCCCCCGATGGCGAAGAGCAGTTCCAAGACTACGATTCAGCTATCGCAGGTTGACAATAAATCAGTTTGGCTGTATAATATACACATACACTGAGAAAACGGAGTAACAAGTGGCACAAGTTCTAGTCAAATACGGCGAGTATCGTAATCTTCCTGTGGTAAATACGAAATTCACTCTGGTCAAGGATTTTCATCAAGGCAAGAAAGGTGCTTACATCACTGTTAAAAACGATGGACAATTTCCAATAGCTATTAGTGTGGTGAAAGTTAAAGTAAATAATGTTAAGAATGTAGAATATCTTGATGGAGAACCTGTAATGGCGCAAGCTGTAGAATTCAAAACACTAAAGACCCCTGCGGTCGAGACCGAACAAGAGGCAATGGATCGCATTGCTACCCGTTTCCAAATTCTTGATGACATGTCCAAGGCATGTATCAACGGTGATATCCGCGCAATGATTGTGTCAGGTCCTCCGGGAGTTGGTAAGTCGTTTGGTGTTGAAACCCAGTTGGAAAAAGCCGCAATGTTTGATAAAATTGCAGGCAAGCGTGTACGCTTTGAAATTGTCAAGGGTGCAATGACTCCAATTGGACTCTACTGTACACTCTACAAGTACTCTGATCCAAAGAATGTCCTAGTCTTTGATGATTGTGATTCGGTATTTCAAGATGACCTGGCTCTGAACATTCTCAAGGCAGCCCTTGACAGTGGTAAACGTCGGCGCATTTGCTGGAACTCAGATAGCTCTATGCTTCGCCGTGAAGGTATCCCTGAGTCGTTTGAATTCAAAGGTTCGGCAATCTTTATCACTAACTTGAAATTTGAGAACCTCAAGTCCAAGAAATTGCAGGACCACCTTGAGGCTCTGCAAAGTCGGTGTCACTTTCTTGACCTGACGATTGATACAGAGCGTGATAAGATTCTCCGAATCAAACAGGTTCATCGTGACTGTGATGGTGGTTTGTTCAAAGACTATGATTTTGAAGGTGACATGGGTGATCAAGTCCTCAACTTCATGGAAACAAACAAATCCAAACTCCGTGAATTGTCGCTACGCATGGCACTGAAGATTGCGGATTTGACTAAGGTGTCTCCAACAAACTGGCGTGTACTTGCTGAAAGCACTGTGATGAAACGCGGTTAATAAAAGGTTTCTCCTAGTTTGGGGGATTTAAATCCCCCTTTTTTTGCCTTTTAACTTGATTATTTTTTTGTAACAGCATATACTAGTAGGATGATAATAGACCCCGTTACTATAAGTATTGAAAACGATAAACTTTTAATGAACTTACCGTTCTCAAAAAAGTTTATCAAGGACCTACGAAGTCAGGAAATTTTTAGTTTAAATTGGGATTACAGTAATAATAGATACCAAACGAAATTTTCAACAGACAGTTTTAAAAAAATAATTCAGGTAGTCTCTGAACATTTTTCTACTATATTATATTGTCCTGTTGCAACCAAGATGCTGGCCATCATCAATGAATATACAACAATTAAATATTGGCAACCTACACTAGTTTACAGAAATGATTTTTATTACATTGCTGCCAGCAATGAACATTTGCAAAACGCAATCAGAGATATTCCATTAAATAGTAATGTAAAAACAATTTCATTACTTGCTGAATATGGAATAGCAGTTGACCAAGAATTGATTCAATCCGATAATAGATTGTTATTTGCATCTGAGTTTTTCACAAGAGTTGATTACGATAAGACTGAAAATATTATACAGAGGTTACGAGATATTGATTGTGATTGTGCAATATTTGCTAATAGACCTTATACTTCGGTAGGTAATACACTATATACAGACTTAATAAAACAGGGGTTTCATGTGACCATAATACATGATGAGTTGAATTTAGATTTGGAATACAAAAAAGTTAAACGTCCAGTTATGATTAAATTTTTAGCTAATTATCTCCCATTAGATTATAGTTTAAATATTAAAAAGGTAATTAAAATTACCAACTCTTTACCAGTTGATGTTAAATGAAACAATGTAAAATTATAGTTAAGGACGAAGTTAACGTAAAGATAGAAGGATTGGAATTATCTGAACGTAAAGCTCTTGTCAAAATGTTTGAGTACGAGATACCAGGTGCAAGATATTTGCCAAGTGTCCGATTAGGTAGATGGAATGGAAAGGTCAGCTATTTTAGTTTAGGTGGCAGTACATTTATCAATCTGTTACCCGAGATCATTCCTATCTTGGATAGGGCAGGATACGACATTGAGTTGGAAGATATCAGAGAATATCGCACAACTTTTGAATTCAACCAAGTGTCTGAATCTACCTTTTCTCATAAGGTTTGGCCCAAAGGTCATCCTAAAGTAGGCGAGCCAATCGTACTTAGAGATTATCAGATACAAATTATCAATGACTTTTTAAGTAATCCACAAAGTCTACAAGAAATTGCAACTGGTGCAGGTAAAACTATTATGACTGCCGCACTAAGTTACAGTATAGAAAAATATGGTCGTAGTATTGTAATCGTTCCAAATAAAAGTCTAGTTACACAAACCGAAGCGGACTATAAAAACCTTGAACTAGATGTTGGTGTTTATTTTGGAGATAGAAAAGAAATAGGAAAAACACATACTATATGCACTTGGCAAAGCCTTAACAATATGCTTAAGAAAACAAAAGCAGACGAGGCTGAAGTTCCAATTGGTGAATTCCTAGAGGGTGTGGTATGTGTAATGGTTGATGAATGTTTTTCTCCTAACAGTAGGGTTTTAACACCATGTGGCTATATTCCAATCAAGGACATCAAAGAAGGAGATATAGTCATTAATTATTCAGAAGATGAACAAAAGTTTAAAACTGATACTGTGATTAAACAGCATTTAAATTTAACGAATTCTTCTACTGAAAAAATGTATAAGTTAGAGTTTGACAATGGTTCTATAATTGAAGTTACCGGAAATCATAAGTTTTTAACTAATAAGGGTTGGATCAGGGCTGATGTATTAGATGAAACATATGAGATCATAACACCTAACATAAATACATATAACTAAAGCAAAAGCATTAAAATGAACCCCAGAACCAAACGAAAACTAGAAAGAGTGAATGAACGTCTAGAATCTTATAATCAAGAAACTAGAATTGTTAATATGACGGCTACTACTTTAATACTTAATAATGGCATAGAATTAATCGGGAACTCTGCTGATAGATTCATAACAAGAGTAATGAATGATAAAGTAATAGATTGGGTTAAAAATACTGACAGATTATTACGTAATGAAATTTCTGAATCAGACATTAAATCTATTTCATTTGCAATAGGTGGTAAAGCATGCCAAGCACAACATGGGCATTTGATTAAAAAAAATTTAAATGTTGGTATACCGTGGAATTTAGGAACAAAGGGACAACGTATAGGAACAAGGGCCCCGCTTTCGGATTCAGCTAAAGAAAAAATTAGTAAAAAGAATAGTGGAATTGGGAATGGAAGATACGGATATAATTATTCAGACCAAGAAAGAAAAATTAAATCGGTGCAAATGAAAGATAGTATTTTACGAGGAGATTTTACACCTAAATTAAACAATCGTAACACTCACTGGGAGTCATCATTAGACGGTGTCTTATATAGATCAAGTTGGGAAGCGTTGTATAAATTTATTAATCCTATTGCAGAATATGAAGCATTGAGAATTTCATATGTTTTTAACGGAGAAACAAAAATTTATATAGTAGATTTTATAGATCATTTTTTAAAACAAGTCATAGAAGTAAAACCTAAAGAATTGTGTGTAGGTGAAAAATTCAATTGTAAAATTAAAGCCCTTTCAGCATGGGCCGATATCAATGGTTACACTGTATTATTAGTAGATAAAGAATGGTTGCTACAAAAAACATTGAATATAGAATATTCTAGATTTGATTCAATTACAGCAAAAAAAATTAAGGCGTTATATGAAGCTAGTAAAAAAAAATGAAATTTGCAAATCAGATGAAGTTTATAATTTGCACATAAAGAATGATCATAACTATGTAGTTGAAGGTGCAGTAGTAGCGAATTGTCATCAAGCAAAAGCCGATGCTCTTAAAACTCTGTTGACTGGAGTAATGTCACATATACCAATTCGTTGGGGATTGACTGGAACTATACCCAAGGCTAAGTTTGAAGCTCAGGCTTTGTTTGTAAGTTTGGGTCCCGTAACAAATAAACTTTCTGCTAGTGAACTACAGGATCAGGGTGTTCTTGCTAAGTGTCATGTGAACATTGTTCAACTGCAAGATAAGGTAGAATTTTCAAATTATCAAAGTGAACTAAAACATCTACTTGAAGATAAAAATAGGCTAGATAAAATTGCAGACTTGATAGATAAGATTAAAGATTCAGGCAATACATTAATTTTAGTAGACCGAGTTAACGCAGGAAATGAAATCGTAAGTAGAATCCCTAACAGTGTTTTTATTAGTGGTGAAACAAAACTAACAGAGAGAAAGGACGAGTATGATAGTGTGGCAACTAGCGATGGAAAGGTCATTGTGGCGACTTACGGTGTGGCCGCTGTGGGTATTAATATCCCCCGCATTTTTAATTTGGTTCTTATTGAGCCCGGAAAAAGCTTTGTCCGTGTTATACAGAGTATCGGGCGAGGCATTAGAAAGGCAGAGGATAAGGAAGAAGTTTTAATATGGGACATTACCTCATCGTGTAAGTTTGCCAAAAAACACTTGACACAACGAAAAGCTTTTTATGCTGAAGCAAACTATCCTTTTGATGTTGAAAAATTAAATTATAAATGATATACTCATACTATGAACATACTAACCTTAGATAATACCAAATACAACCTAGAAAATCTTCCTGAGGAAATTGACGACCTTAGATTCGCTATCCTGGACAACAGTAATCCAGCCAACGTAGACTATCATTATATCCCATTAATCTTTTTGGAAAGCTTTAACAGTCCAGCACTGGTACTTCAGATTGGCGATCATAAAATTAAAATGCCAGTGGATTGGCAAATATTAATTGGTGAAAAAGAACATGGTGATTTAGAAACACTACCGCTGACCAGTATTAATGATAGGGGATTTAGTGCATTTGAATTTAATCCTCTGTCATCATTCAGTCCTAGCTTTCTACCAATTGAGATAGTAGACATTTATCATGATGTAACTTGGTATGCACCTAGATTGAAGAATGGTCAATTTTTGTGTGTACCACTTGAACTGGGCTCTAAACCTCAGTGTGCTTATTTTGTAAAAGAAGTAAGTCGTAATTGTGAGTTGGTTAACTATAACCAAGCTTTTTAATGGCAAAAGAAAAAATATCTACTGACGAAAAATTTGACAAACAAGATTTTGACTTGTTTGAAGCCCTTAGTGCTTTGGATAAAAAAGACTATGGGTATTATGATAGGTTAACTACAGAACAGCAAAAGAAGTTCGTACCTTTTATGATGCTGCATTGGATGAGTGCTATCAAAGGTTCAAGTGATTTGCAAAGCTATTACCTACAAAGTGTAGATTATCATACCAATAAACATTTCCTTAATGAAACTATTTCTAAACATCCTAAACTGCAATGGTTAATGTTGTGTGCTAGTAGCCCGGGCCTAGGTAAACAGTTTCATCAGTGGATTCCTCATATCAAAGACCGAATAAGTAAACTAAAAGAACCTGCTAAGCTAAAAGATACTAAAGAGTATTTCACTAAAATTTATCCCAAAGCCAATAAGGATGAATTGCAAGAAATTACTAGGACCTTTGTTGAATCACAAAATCGTAAAATGCATTTAGCAAAGTTATTTCCTAACTTAAAACTTGAAGATATTGAAGTCTTAAACACATTAATTACCGATGCTGATATTGAAAACTATGAAAGAGACTTGGGAAACTAAACCTTATTCTTGTGAGTTTTGTAAGAGATCTTTTCGTAGAGAATCCACGATAATTTCACATATTTGTGAGTCTAAACATCGTTGGATAGATAAAGACAAGCAAGGTAATAGATTGGGTTTTCAATCTTGGATAGAATTTTATAAGAAAAATTCTACCAGTAAAAAACAAAAAACATATGAAGAATTTATCCGCAGTGCCTATTATACAGCATTTGTAAAATTTGGCTCGTATTGTGTAGATGTAAATGTATTAAATGTAAGTAGGTATATTGATTGGCTATTGAAAAATCAAATTAAAATTGACTCATGGTGTCAAGATTCTAACTATACTAAATTCTTGATTGAGTACCTGCGTATAGAAGATCCAATGGATGCTATTGCTAGAAGTATAGAAACTACTATCAATATGGCAAGTGTTGAGCGAATTCTCAGTAAAGATTATTTGAGATATGGAAATTCAAATAAGATTTGTTATGCGATTACCACAGGTAAATTGAGTCCATGGATTCTTTATCACAGTGCCAGTGGAAAAGAATTCTTAGACAAACTAGATGAATCGCAAATTAAAATGGTAATTGATTATCTGAATCCTGAACTATGGGCAATTAAATTTAAACGAGAACCTGAAAAAGTTGATGAGATAAAATCATTACTAACATTAGCAGGTTATTAATGCATTGTATAAGAATTTGTTGGCAAAAGGGTGATACCATTACCAATTGGGATGAAATCTGCATATGGGCTATAGAACAATTTGGGTTACCCGGGACCAAGTTTACAGCACATCCCACACAGGATTACATGGATTTTTTATTTTCCGATGAAAAAGATGCTATACATTTTTCATTAAGGTGGTTATGAAAGCAGTTGTAAAAGTTTATGGAAAAGAATGGGCATTGGTTCTGCATTGGCTTAAAGAAAACATCGGCCAGATGTTGCATAGTCACCCAATTATCTTTTGGCATGGCAATGGTTGGCACATGACATTGGGAAGAGATATAGCACCACATGGTGCTATTGGTGATAGTGTTATCACAGTAGAGTTTGATAAACCCATAGACGCAACGTGGTTTGGATTGGTTTGGATATGAACATTAAGCCCTTTCAAGACTATGATGACGATGATTCAAATTTTGAACAAAGGATTAATCGTTGGAAATATTGGACTGCGCTAAAAGTGGTACGCAATGAATATATGGAATCAAAAAAAGATTTTGACGCATATGAGTTTGAAGATTACCTGGAAAATCACTATGGTATACGAATGAATTTGGTCAATGGTAATATTACTGATGGATATCAAGTTGTTGATGAGAAAAAGTTTTTGATATTTTTACTAAAATTTTAATGCCAACTGTTACATTGTATAATAAACATACTAGTGAGATCAGTGGTATAATACATGAATTAAAAACGCATGGCCTTATTGCCAATGAACACTATGAATTTAGATATTATCCTGGTACTTGGGATTACATGATAGGTGAAGTACCAAAAAAATGTGAATTTACTTTTAAAGATGATAAACTAGCTAGTTGGTTTCTATTAATATGGGGGTAACATATCATCACTATGAAGGACCTACGTGGGAATTGACCAAAGTAGGATGGTATGAATGCCGAATCAATGCTATAAGACAAGATAGATTTGAACATTTTTCTGATATTATTGAATGGCTATATGAAAAAATTGACAAGTGTGAGCGACATTCTAGGTGGATATTAAGCCATACCGAAATGTGTTTTAAATTTAGATATGAACGTGATTATTTGCTTTTCATGCTGAGGTGGGGATGAAACTATTAAAAGCTAATCAAGCCGATAGCCTAGTAGTCATCATAAGAGACTATGAATTTTTTGATGGGGATACTACCGAAGATATGGATGAATGGTGTTGGCAAACATTCGGATATCATCCCAGAGAAGGCATGGTCCTGACATTTCGTGACCCCAGCCATACCAATTGGTTTATGTTGAGATGGGCATAAACGAATTTAACAACTTATCACCTATCATTGACTGTGTTGACATGGTAGAATACAAAAATCCACGAGACCATACAGGAATTACATTTGTCGTTAAAGACAAACATAAAGAAATTATTCAATGGTGTCGTAGAAATTTTGGACAGCGTGGTGACGGCTGGGATTTTATGGCTGGAACTCGACATGTTCAAATAACTATTTGGTCTAGTAAACTTATCACAATGTACGAAATATGGATGAATTAATTAAACTTCTGTGTAATTGGTTCCTGTTGAGATGGGATTTAAAACAGGTTGACATTAAATCGATATGGCTGTACAATGTATTCATACACTGAAAAAACAGAGTTAATTTATGAACGAACGAATTCGTGAACTTGCTGAACAAGTATATGGTTCAGCACACTATGATGATTTCAAGTTTGCCGAGTTGATTATCAAAGAATGTGCTGATATTGCCAAGCATCAGGTGATGAATATATCAACTTGTGCTGATGCTGAATTTGTTGAGGAACAGATTAAAGAGCATTTCGGAGTTGAAGAATGAAAATCAGATACACGGGTGACCTTAATCGTGCGGATTGGATATTAACTGCTCAGGTAGAGTCACTAGTACATTAATGTTAAACAATATACTTAAATGGACTGCATGTGTCCTCTGCTGCTTAGGCGCATTGGGCACCAGTCTACAAAAACTTGACATACTGGCTGCTAGTTCACTGAACTTAGTTTTATTAACTCTGAGTGCGGTGTTCTATTTGATTTGGAGCATACGCATTCGTGAACTCAATTTGATCATAGTGAACGCTACGGTTCTAGTATGTTGGGGCATAGGACTTATACCAAAATGAATAAGATTAGATATAGTACTAATTGGATGGGCCCAGTCAGTGTGAATTGGTATGAACAACGCGGCCTTGTTGAAACTAAAATGATCACACTGGAGGAGGACTCTGCTTTCAGTGGACTTAAGGCCGGCGATCAATATGAGTCTAAAGAAATTACCACACATTACAGTTGTGGCCGTATTGACATTATGGGCACTGATGACCCATATGGTGATGAAATAGGCGTACCTCCCATGCTCAGTGAAGATTGGGCTAGGTTTGGTCTTTGGCTGGAAACTTTTGAAACTGATGCGGTTTGGACATTGGATCAACTGGTTGAATTATACGAGAGAGATAATCCAAAAATTACATGGGACGATTATGAACGAACGAATTAAAGAACTTGCTGAACAGGCTGGATTAAAATATCACAACTGGATTACAAATGAATCCAATATAAACGATGGTGATTTCAAGTATCCAAGATTAGAAGATTACGAAAAGTTCGCCGAGTTGATCATACAAAAATGTAAGAGTCAAATCGCCCTAATTGGCATAAGCAACTTTGAAAACAAAGATATTATGTGGACCGTTGAAACCGCTATAGCTAGTATTGAAGAACATTTCGGAGTTGAACGATGAACGAACGACTGAAAACATTGTGCCAAAACGCATTTCAGGAAGTCCATGAATCCCGTGTAGGAATTGACGGTTTAATTAGAACAGATGGAAATCCCTATATCTTTTATGAAAAGCTCGCTGAGTTGATTGTTAAAGAATGTTTGGACATTGCCAAAAGGACTAGAAATAATTTTGGAAGTGCTAATCCTGATGTTTTAGAAGGTGGCCGAGGCGGTGCTTTCTGTGTCTATCATAATATAAAAAATACATTCGGAGTTGAAGAATGAACAAACATATGAAATTTAGTTCAGATGTAGATATAGATTTTGGAAATAGAGAAGATATACTGGCCCATATCAAGCATGTTCCTGCCGCTATGCGAGAAGTTAATCCCATACGAAAACACTCAACTGG